TAAAGCACAACAACTTTATAATCGTCTTCTGAATCAGGGAGTAGCAAAGGAATGTGCAAGGTTTGTGCTTCCGTTGGCAACTCCAACAAGAATCTATATGACAGGCTCGTGTAGGTCATGGATACATTATATCAATCTACGCTCAGCACACGGCACTCAGAAAGAACATATGGTCATCGCTGAGCAGTGTCGTGAAATATTTAAAGAACAGTTTCCAACAGTATCAGAAGCATTGGAGTGGTAAATGCCAACGTATAATTTTAGAAATATCGAAACAGGTGAAGAGTTTGAGATCTTTATGAGTATACATGATCTTGATAAATATAAACAAGATCATCCAAACCTACAACAATTTCATAATAAATTTCCTGGAGTTGTGGGAGATGCAGGTATCAGGGATAAACGTCCTGATGGTTGGAAAGATGTTTTAAAAAGTATCAAAAAAGCAAACTACGGATCTACTATAGAAACTTAAACTTATATGGCAAGAAGAAGAAAAGACACCAGTTTCGATTTTGTAAATAACACTCCAAAACAAATGAGAAGGAAAAAACCAATCAATATTGAACACTTAAAAGATATTGAACCTTTAACTGATAATCAAGAAAAAACATTTGAACAATATAATGAAGGTAAAAACCTTTTCCTCTATGGTTGTGCTGGTACTGGTAAGTCATTCGTAGCAATTTATCTTGCATTAAAAGAAATTCTTTCTGGTAATTCTCCTTACGATAAACTTTATATTGTTCGTTCTCTTGTACCAACAAGAGAAATTGGATTTCTTCCAGGGGATCATGAAGATAAATCAAATCTTTATCAAATCCCATATAAGAACATGGTAAAATACATGTTCAAGATGCCTGACGATCCAGCATTTGACATGCTGTATGATAATCTTAAGGCACAAAATACAATCTCCTTCTGGAGCACTTCGTTCCTTCGTGGAACTACTCTTGACAATGCAATCATATTAGTTGATGAATGCCAAAACCTCAATTTCCACGAATTAGATTCTATTATTACCCGTGTAGGTACTGATACTAAAATTATTTTCTGTGGCGATGTTAAACAAACTGATCTTATCAAGACCAATGAAAAAAACGGTATCCTTGACTTTATGAGAATCCTTCAACTCATGGAAGAATTTGCCAGTGTAGAATTTGGAATTGAGGATATTGTACGTTCTGGTCTGATCAAGAGTTATCTTCTTAGTAAATTGCATTTAGGACTTGATGAACTTTAATCATGTAAAACTTTCTTTTGCCCTTAACGAAATGGTTGCTAAAACCATTGAGGGGGAAAGGGTCTATCCTGTAGGTGAGGATAAATTTTATCCATCTATTTCTACAATTACTTCATATCGAAAGCGTCACACCATTAAAGAATGGAGACAACGAGTAGGTGAACAAGAAGCAAATAAAATTTCAACCCAAGCAGCTTCTATAGGAACTTCTTTCCATAGTATGGCAGAAGATTATCTTAATAATAATTTTAATATAGAAAAATATAAAGATAAATACATGGCAAAGGTTTTGTTTATTCAGGCAAAACCTATTTTAAATATGATTAATAATATTCATTTTCAAGAGGCACCTCTTTATAGTGATGAATTTCAAATTGCTGGTAGAGTTGATTGCATTGGAGAGTTTGATGGCAAACTTTCGGTAATTGATTTCAAATCATCAATTAAAGAAAAGAAAGAAGAATGGATTGAGAATTACTTTGTTCAAGAGACAGGGTATGCTAAAATGTATGAGGAACGGTCTGGAATTAAGGTCGATCAGATTGTCACCATCATTGCTTGTCAGAGTGGAGAAACACAAATTTTTATTAAAAATCCATCTGACTATGTGCCTCTTTTGATAGATTATATTAAAGAGTACAGAGAAGGGAATGACAGATATAGACAAACTACTTGATGATAACTTTATGGATAAGAATAAGTTTTCGATGACAATCGAAACTATTGTGATGAACAGTAATAAATCAATGAATTATATTGATGCTGTTGTACACTTCTGTGAAAATAAAGATATAGAAATAGAATCTGTTGCCAAACTTATTGGACCAACACTAAAAGAAAAGATCAAAGCAGAAGCATTAAAACTTAATTACATTAAAAAAACCACAAGAGGCATTTTGCCTTTTTAAATTATGAAAGCATTTGATACATATCAAGTGTATACTGCAATTAAATTACACTTCAGTTCTAGTAGATACAATTACTTTGAATTTGCTGGTAAAACCAAAGTTTCTGTAGAAAAATTTTTACAAAGGAATGATCGGTATTTTTTTGAAAAGATTTCTAGCAAATACAACACAAATTGTGTAAAGGAATACTTTGTATCTAACTTCATTGCCAATTCTAATTTATGGATTGGTTCTATGTCAGACACCAACTATGTGGAATGGCAAAAAAAGATGCAGAGTATTTCTTATTTGTTTAAAAATGATCTTGAAAAGATTCTATTGGAGGTTCCTAACATCAATGAAGCATTTAAATGTAAAAAAAATCAACATTCATTAATAATAAAAATGTTTATGGGTAGACATTTAATGCTTGAAACACTAGTTATTCTTAATAGATTAACTAACTTTGTAAATAGATATGACATCATATTGAAAGATGATTGTATTTGGAATGAGATTTCTTTATTGATTAAAAAATACGATCCCTTCTTGAATTTTAATATGAAATCATTGTCAACGATAGTAACACAAGTAATCTAATGAGTTTCTTTTCATCCGAAATAGTACAAAGAGAAATGTTATATATGCAAAAACTCTATCAAGAGTTGAGTGCAAAGATGTATAGGTTTCCTTTTATGTCTAGAGAAGAAAGGGAAAAGATAGTGGATGATCTTGATCACTTAATTGATAAGCAGGAAATTTTATACACAAGAGTTGCACTTTCAGATCAGGAAGATGCAGTTGAATTTAAAGAACAGTTTAGAATTGCTGCAAAACAAATGGGTATTCCTACTCATATCATTGGGTCTGAAGTATTTAAAAATGCAAAACAATCACTTCAAATGATGAGAGATTCTTTGGATTATGATCCCCTAAATAAAGGGACCGACACTTGACAGGTCCTCACCTTTCTGCTATGATAATACAGTCAATACAACACTACACATTTAATACGGAGAATACAAACACATGTCTTTCGCAACACTTAAAAAGCAAGGTTCCCTTCTTGACAAACTTACTAAGGAAGTAGATAAACTCAACGAAGGTGGCAGTTACATTGATGAACGCATCTGGAAACCCCAGATGGATAAATCTGGAAACGGATATGCAGTTATTCGATTCCTTCCTTCTAGGAGCCCTGAAGATCTTCCTTGGGCACAGGTTTGGTCTCATGCATTCCAAGGTCCTGGTGGTTGGTACATTGAAAACTCTTTGACTACAATAGGTAAGCAAGACCCTGTTGGAGAAATGAATCGCCAACTGTGGAATAGTGGTCTTGATTCTGATAAAGAAATTGCTCGTAAGCAAAAGCGTAAACTATCTTACTACAGCAACATCTATGTAATTTCTGATCCTGCAAATCCTGATAACGAAGGTAAGATCTTCATCTACAAGTATGGCAAAAAGATCCATGATAAGATCTGCGAAGCAATGAAACCTTCCTTTGCAGATGAAGAAGCAATTGATCCCTTTAATTTCTGGGAAGGTGCTGATTTTAAATTGAAGATTACTAAGGTTGCTGGATATTGGAACTATGATAAATCTGAATTTGCTCGTCCTGCTACTCTTGGTAACTTTAGTGATGAGAAACTGGAAAAGATCTACAATCAACTGTATGATTTGAATGAGTTCACCGCTGCAGACCAGTTCAAGAGTTATGATGAACTTCAGAACCGTTTTGATATTGTTCTTGGTAAGAAAGGAACTCCTCGTGTAGATAGGGAAACCTATGAAACCGAATTTATGGAAGAAGAAATGGGACGCTCTGCCGCTGATCTTCCTAATCTTTCTTCTAGTGCATCTAGTTCTGACGATGAAGATAACTTCAGTTACTTCAATCGACTTGCTGATGAAGATTTCTAAATCATTTGGGGAGCATTGCTCCCCTTTTTTATTACTCTGAAGATTTTAAAGTTCTAGTAATGTATTCTGTGCTTGGAGTATATTGAATTATTTTTTGGAATATTTCTTCAAACTCTCCAAGGAATTCTGGTCTCAGTAATACAATATTTCTTTTTTTCTCATTGAGTTTTGATTCGTATTCATAGTTAGGGACACTAATTCTAGATTGTGATTTAGATAATAATTCTCCAGTAGGTAGTTTAAATCGAAATGATTCTTCAACAATTACACCTTCAGGCATAATAATATTATTTTTATATGAGATTGCTAATGTCTCATAGTGATGAACATCACTAAAGTTTTGATATTTTTTACTTAAGTATTGTTGAAATACCGCATCAGACATTGGCCAATCTGAATATAAATTAACTATGTTATTTAAAAGTATAATTACCCAATCATACTTGGGATCTTGATACTTTTCCATAGCAATTGTATCTGGTCTTTCCCAGTCCTTAACAAAGTAATCTTCAAATAATGTTGCAGATGGTTTGATCGAATCAATCAGTTTAATCCTAGAGAATATATTTTTAATTAATATATACTCTCCATCAAATGGATTTTTATTATACTTTAGATATATAATTTCTGGTAACTTTGAAAAATACATTTTAGTACTCGTCTGATAAAATATCTTCTTGCGTTAATGAAGTTAACTCTTCAAAATTTAAACTAATTCTAACCGTATGTACAAATGATCCTGGGGTTGGATTGAATGAATTGTTAGGAGTGTAATCAACAGACATTCTAGTTAGAGCACAGTATTTAGTAACAGGTAAGTAATCTTTTAAATTATTACCACCATGGGGAAGGATTCTAAAAACGTAAGGATAGTCAAGAAATAAACTGACATTGTTTCCAGATCTTCTAGCACCAGGATGCATTGCTAATTTAAATTTTTTAATAATATTTTTGATTTCACTTTCTTCTCCACGATTTCTTGCTAACATTATATAATCAAAATTAAATGATCGTGTATTCATACGATCAAATGTCTGTAAAGTATTATCATTGAAAGTTATTCCAAGAGAACCACCAAGTAGGGAATCTAATGATATACCTTCTGATTTAGGAATTGATCCTGCTTTTTCGAGAACTTGACCTACTGCACTACTAGTAACAGTACTTGCTGCAGTTGATATTGCAGCAGCAATATCAGCACCACCTTGACCTATAGCATTTCCCAAGGCACCAAAGGATACTTTGTTCCAAGTAGCACCATAATTGTATTCTAATTTTGGTGGCAAATATAAAAATATAGACCCAATTGAAGAGTTTGCTGCTGGATCTGTACCTGATGGTCCCGATAATCCTGTTTCACCTGAATCACTAGAAATTAAATTATTTAATCCACTTCCAAATAATCCTTCTAATCCACTAGCACCTTTTATTAATCCTTGTCTTATATCATTAACTGCTAATGCTTGAGCCGATTTGTAATTATAGATTGCAAATTGTAAGTAAAAATTATTTGGAGAGTTTAATGGATACTTTAAATTTCCAGATACTATTGCAGATAATGATTTTTGTCTATTTTTAAATTTTATTTTTTCTGCTTCTGCTTGACTATTCCCATCACTATTATTTTTTGCTTGTGGGGGCGGTGGCACTGTACCACTGGGATTTCCTATTGTACGTTCCCCACCGACACCAGTAGCCGATCCACCTGGGGTTGTTGGAGGAAGAGCGAACTCTACATTAGGTTTAAATGCAGCTGGGTTAAACGATGATGTCATTAGACCTTTTGTATTTTAATTGAACTCATAAATCTATTATTAGAATCATAAAATTGCTCTATAGTCAAAGCAGCAAAATCAACAATGTCTTTATCTTCAACCTGAAAAAATATATTGTCAGCTTTTTCTGGTATATATCTATGAAGAAGATAATCCTTTATCTTTATATTTTTATTTAGATATGATTGAGCAAGCAATATTCTATTTTTTTGAGTTGTGTAGTGTAAATTTGCTCCAAGAATTCCATCAGTATATTTTTCAAGAACTAGTACATAGGGATACCTATCCCAATGTCTTAACTGTTTAAGATACTTTGGTTTGTATTCAAACAAATAGAACTTACCGATCTCAATGCCGCTATGTTCAACAGCGTTGTTAAACAAATAATTGAATGCAATTTTTCTTTGCTCGTTTCTATTTGATGCGTTTTCTTTTTTAATTTGATCTAATACGCTCATAACTTTAGATCCTTTTCTGTTAGTACCTTAAATTCCCATTTTCTATCTGCACAATAATTTTTAGCAGCATCCCATTTAGCTTGATTGACTGCGTAGGTTACTACCTCATTAATATACTTTTTAGTTTTTTTCTTTTGAACCTTAGGTTCTTCAACTTGCCTCAATGGTTTTATCTCAATGATATAATTTTTTATTCCAGAGTTGGATGTTGCTCTGACATAAAAATCTGGAAAGTACCTATGATATCTGCCATCAACAGGGGATACGTATGGTATAATTATTTCTTCTGATGCCCACTGTAGAATATTCTCATTCAAATCACAGTACTTCATAAATTTTAATTCCCACAAACTGCGATAGATTATATTGGTGGGATCACCTTTGTACTTCTTAGGAAAGGATGGTCTAAATTTTCCAGAATATGCCATTATATATACGATAAATATTAATAACTTCCCCAACTTATTTAGATGAAAATTAGTACAATACTATCAAATGTTGTAGGTAATTATGGATTAGCCACATCTAATAAGTATCATGTTTCATTTACTAATATGAACGCAGCACTTGGTACTGCATTGGGGTTACAGAATATATCAGATCCATCTTTATTTGAACTTGAATCTAGTGCTAACAAAGCAGCAACAAAACTTAGTTACCTTTGTGATGAATGTAACATACCAGGATTTAGTTTTGCAACTGGAGACGTGAAAGGATTACAACCTGGAATCAATATTCGTAATGCACATACTAAAATATTTAATGAATTGAATTTAACTTTCTTATTAGATTATTCACATACAACGTATAATGTATTTCAAAGATGGTCTGATTTTATTTTTAATAAGCAAGGTATTCCAGGGTATGATATTAAATCATACTCTTTGATGAGATACTATGATGATTACTGTGCAGATGTTGTAATACAAAAGTTAGAACCAAGTAGAAGGGATATAAATGTTCAATCATTCTTTGATCCTCTTGGTAATGCTACATCTAGGAATACTCATGTGGTGATGAATCAATTGGTAGCACATAAAGTATTTCCATATAGCATGAATAATATTTCATTTTCTAATGGACCAAATCAACCAGTAAGAGTTCAAGTATCCTTTTATTTTGAGTACCTAGATAAAGTATAAGAATTGTATTTTTGGAGATAAACTATGGCATTGCCAACTTTGAATAACCCTACTTATGAATTGGTTATTCCTTCAACTAAAAAGAAAATTAAGTACCGTCCATTCTTAGTTAAAGAAGAGAAGATTCTTCTCTTAGCACTTGAATCTGAAGATGAAGTGCAGATTGCAAATTCAATGAAAGATATTATTTCTGCTTGTGTGCAGACAAAGGGAATTGATATTGATTTGCTTGCAACCTTTGATATTGAATATCTATTTTTAAACATTAGAGGTAAATCTGTTGGGGAAAAAATTGAATTGCTTTTAAAATGTCCAGATGATAATGAAACTGAAGTTTTAGTGTCAATTAACATTGATGATATTCAAGTTTATTTCCCAGAAGGACATGAGAATCAAATTAAAATCTCTGATGATTTGTGGGTTGAAATGAAATATCCTAATCTAGATTCATTTGCTCTCTTAGAGGATGCACAGAATCCAGATAACACATTTAAATTAGTTGCAAAATCAATTGCTAAAATTTATAATGAAGATGATGTTTGGGATAGTTCTACGACTACTGAAGATGAATTTATTTCATTTGTTGAATCAATGAACAATAAGCAATTCTCAAATATTCAAAAGTTTTTTGAATCAATGCCTTCATTGAAGCATACAATTAAGATTAAAAATCCTGTAACTAAAGTACAAAGTGATTATACTATTGAGGGTCTATCAAATTTTTTCGGATAGCCCTCTTCCATAATTCTCTAGAGAATTATTATAGAACTAACTTTGGTTTGATGCAACATCACAAATATAGTTTAACTGAACTAGATAATATGATGCCTTGGGAAAGAGAAATCTATGTTGCTATGCTATTAAAATTCTTGGAAGAGGAAAAGGCAAGGATAGAAAAACAAAACTCTAGATCTTAATGGAATCATCACAACTAGGATTACATGACTACAATGACGCCATACTATCTGTGTATGGCGCAAATCCTGTTGTGCAGATGGCAGCATCTCCATCGGAACAAGTTGATGTTGAAGAACCAACTGAACAACTTCCTACTAAAAAAGAAAAGAGAATAAAAAAAGGCACACTATTTACTGAAACTTTAAAGTTAAAGAAGGCTGCATTACTTAATTTATCTTTAGCAAAAAGAATATTTGATTATGAACAATCCCGTCTTAGAGAATTAACCACTGAGATTGGTGAGTTACAACCATCAAGAACTAGAGCAGAATCTTATTCTGACAAAGAGAAAGAAGAGAAAGAAGAGAAATCAGGAATTGGTGGACTATTCTCTAGATTCTTTAGGAATTTATTTTCTAAACTTGGTAAAGTATTATCTTTAAAGTTCAGAAGAAGTATCGGCAGAAAGAATCGATTAAGATTAAAGAAGTTACAGAGGACATATAGGAAATCAAAAATTGTATCAAAGAGATTTGCTAGAAATTTAACTAAACCATTTAGGCAAACATCAAGATTCTTTAAGTCACTTCCAAAAAAAGCATGGAAAGGAATTAAGGGACTTGCAAGCACAGCAAATCAAGTTAGAAAAGTTATTGGTGGGTCCATTCAAATGGCAAAGGGACCTAAAGTATCAACGGCACCCAAACCCTCTGGATTAAAAATGCCACAAATGCCATCTGGAATAAGTAAAGGTGCATCTAATTTGATGAAAGGTGCAAAAAACTTTACTAGATCTGGTCCACTTGCTGCTTTATTTGCTGGATTTGAATTCGGAGGAAGGAAAGGAGCAGGACAAACAGACGCTCAGGCAGGCATAGGAACCGCTGCAAGCGTCGCTGGTGGTATTGCTGGAGCGAAGGGAGGCGCCGCTGCTGGTGCCGCTCTGGGGGCAACTATAGGACTTGCTTTTGGTGGTATTGGTGCCGCTCCTGGCGCTGCAATTGGTGCTATCATTGGTGGAATTGGTGGAGGTTTTGCAGGATCGTTTGGTGCAAGTAAACTTGCTGATGTTGCCACTGGTGTAGATGAGAAGCAGAAATATGCAGAAGGTGGTGTGGTAACTGGACCTCAACTTGCATTGATAGGAGAGGGGGGAGAGCCAGAATTTGTGGTTCCTCAAAGTAAACTTGGTTATTTCTTATCGGGTAAAACTGGCATTGGGTTGGTAAATGCTGGAGCAAAAGTTATATTCAGTGGCGTAAGAAAGTTTGCAGATTCTATTGGACTTGATCCAAAAATACTCAGTTCAATTCCAGAACTTTCTTTAGAAAAAACATTACCCTCTAGTGATATAACTGTACCAGTAACAACAGACATAAGACAGACGCCAAAATTTAATTTGGGTAAAAATATATTTGATAAAATTATAGAGGGATTTAAAAATCTGTTAAGTGATTTGCCTAATTTATTACCCGCTCCACTCAAAGCATTAATAAGTGGTGTACAGGGATTGACAAATGGAGTACAAAATTTTATTGGAGATTTAACTGGTGGATCTGCTGCTGATTTGTCAGGTACAGGTGTTGTTAGAGAAGTTGATTTAAAGGCAAATACTCATAAAGACGTTGGACTTACAACTAAATTTGGGTATAGTGCTTTTCATGGTAGACATCATAATGGTGTTGATGTAGGTACATCTGGAAAGAGTGGTTTTCTTGTGGGGTTCAAAAAAACTGGTAAAGTTACTTTCTCTGGACCATCTGCTGGATATGGAAATCTTGTTATCATTAAAGATAATTCTGGAACTGAATACTATTTTGCCCATTTAAAAAATATAAATCCAGATTTATCGGTTGGGAAACCATACAATGGAGAAAGCATTGGTGAAATAGGAAACACTGGTCATAGTTCTGGAATTCATTTACACTTTGAGAAGAGACCAAAGGGATCTTCTGGGGTAGATCCAATGCCTGACGTTGGATTGCTTGATATAGGTAAAAAGAAACAAAAGATACCATCAAAAGTTTCTGATCCTGGTAGAACAGTTGAATTACCAACTAATCTTAATGCCCCTGCAAATCCATTGACTGTTTCTCCTGCTCTAAATATGATGGGAGGTAGTATAACGCCAACTCCTGAGGATCCATTTGCGATTGGTGGTACAAATACTATTTTAACTAATGGTGGTGGAGTACAATATATTCCTTTTCCTATTCCAATAAAATCGAATCCAAATAAACCAAGTTCAATATACTCAACTTGGGGAACTACTCCTAATAAGTAATAAGAAATGGCAAATATTCCAAGTAAAGCAATAAAAAAATTTAAGAAGGATATTCATAGAGAGATTGCTGCTGGGATTCTTATTGCTTATGGTTTGTTTCCACGTACCAATGAAGGTATCGCTAAAGCACAGCGTCTTATTGCAGGCAGAGAAACTTGGTTAGCACCTTCAGAACTACCAAATTATTATGATAATATTGAAAGTGATTTGATGATAGGCAGGGAAACTGCTGGCATCGTTAACATCAGAATGATATTGAAAGAATTTTATGGACTTGATAATAAACCAAGTGCAATTACAGTACCAAAATTAGATACAGGTAAAACAACTGTTTATAAACCAGAAGATAAATTTGTAGATGATATTACTGAACAACTTGATAACAAGTTAGAAGAAACTTCCGACAATATTATGGATGCTGTTGATGCTTTAATTGAAAAGCAGAAAAAAGATTTTGAAGATTACAAAAAGAAACAAGAGGAAGAAAGGCAGCAAAAGAAAGCAGGAGAAGAACAGTATCCAACTCCAATTGGACCAGATCCAATGCAAGGTCCAGTGGAACCTCCTGTCCAAGGACCAAAAGAACCCCCAAAGAAAACAGTTGCTCCAGAAAAAGATGAGGATTGGCAATCTGAAGTACCAGATCAATTAGGTACAAAATTAGATGAACTCATTGAACAAGTAAAGAATGATCCTCTACCTAAACCTGCTGGAGATAATAGAAAAAGAACCAAAGGGAAGACAATTAAGAGAAGTAAACCACGATACAGTGAGATGCATGTGGGGTCTCCTCTTGCTGAGGTTATGGATAATGTTATTGAAACAAAGAATGCTTTATTAGATCTCTATAAAATTACAAAGAAACATTTTGAATTTAAAAAAGGCATTGATAAAACATTAACTCAAAGATTATCTGCTAAAAAGAGAGAACAACAGTTAGAAAAACCATCATCTCCTGATGGAGATACTAAAATAAAAGATAAGGATAAAAAAGAAAGTTCACTTCAAAAATCATTAAAGAATGCATTAAGTCAGGGTCTTTTTACAGCAGCTATTGGAACGTTAACGCCAGTATTGTTATCTTTGATGGCACCATTTTTAGGAAATCAAAATGATATTGAACCTGAACCTGAACCAGATATTAAACCAGATAAATCACCTTCAGATCAATCACAATTAGAACCTCCACCAGCACCAGATCTTCCTCCACCAGAAACAGAATCTCCAAAATCTCCTAAACCATTAGTTGATGTTCCACCAGCACCAGTTTTGCCACCACCAATAACTATTCAACCTGCTGCTGAAGGTAGAAAATTTGATAAAAAGAAATCTGAACCACTTAAACCTTTAAATATACCTGTGTCAAAAACTGGAAAGAATGAAGAACTATCAAAAGTAATTAAACCATTGATTGCTGCTGTACAACTTCCAGTTAAAGTTGGAGCAGGAGCAATGCTTTCTTTTG